GAAGTTGTGGAACCCGGCGATAAACAGGACCAAGAAGCACAAGACCTGGACGATCTCCTGGATCGCATAGAGCAAGAATGCAGTGAATTCCTGGTCCAGGCCCGCCTTGCACGCAGCTGGTTGTATCGCGGCACAAAATCAGCTGACCGCATCTTCCGTGGACGCAGCAGGCACAATAGAGTACCTCTTCACAGCCATGTAAAATACAGCAATATGTTTGATGGCATGTTGGCACAGTGTGGCTCCACTGCATTGCGCAGCAACAGCATCTTCTGTTCCAGCAGGAAATCTTTTGCTCAGAGCTTTGGATCACCCTATTTGATATTCCCCATTGACGGCCATTACACCTACACCTGGACAACCAGCGCAGACACAATCCTGGACAGGTTCGACAATCTCCGGGCCACTGACAAGGACAAATGGATTCTGTGGTGCGATGAATTTGCTGATGCCATAGATCGCAGTCTGCTCACAACCTACAATAAGAAAACCTGGCTCAATCGCATTATCAATGATTACGATGCTGTGAACAGCATGGTGAGAGCAATAACCGAAACAAAGCCCCAGTTGCTGGAAGCCGGTGTGAGCGAGCAGCTCTTGGATGTCAGTTTGGATAGTTTCACCAGTGTGGATGTGTTTCGCAAAAGCTGGCGTCCACAGTTCACACACATGGCAATAGCCATGGAAGAAGGCCGAGAGATAATGATCAACGGCGAATACTATGCCTTTGAGGCAAGTGCATATGGCGGCATGATAGCACAACATTGGAAAATACCAAACACATGAAAATCTCAGAAATTCTGGAACCCGGCACAAAAGAACACATAGACACTGCATGGGAAAGGGTACACTCTGAACTAACAGCCTTGCTACAGCAAAGGAACAAGTTAGCGCTGTCATTGCGAGCATGGCCCACCCAAGCCAAAGAAGATGAATTGGACGCCCTGGAAGACAAGATATACCACCTCAAGCAGAAGTTGGAGATGGGCATGGGACCCAAGGAAAAAGTTTGGCAACTACTCAAGACTGAATGCAGTGAGATCCTTGAGATATTAAAATCACAACAATGCCTTGTGCTGTTTCGTGGCGTGCGAGGCACACCTAGTGCAGTTTTTCAAGGAAATGGCCGTAAAAATCGCCGGCCCAAAGACAGCACGCATTCCGTTAGCCAGGTGTTCAACTATTGTTTGCAACATTTAGGATTCCCAGCGCGCCGGGACAACAGCACGTTTGTCACAACCAACAGTCGTCTGGCCGAGGAATTTGGAAATGTGTATATGATATTTCCCAAGAACGGATTCAAGTTCACATACACCGCGCACAATGACATGGTTCTGAGTACCGACGAGATAGACACCTGTGTTGATATTGAAAAGATCGAATCAACTCTAGAAGAAATTGTGGTCATGAGTAAAGACGTCAATACAGACTTGCCAGCAGATATTGCCCGAATCGCAGGATCCCGGCATGAACCAGTCACATTGCACTCGTTTATGATGGACATTATGTCTTTACCACCGCAGCTAGTGGCGCAGTTTAAGCAGGCAACAACAGTGGACCTGGACTGGAAACATTTTGTGGATTTGAAAAAATTCCAGCGTATATACGAACCAAAACAAAAGGATCTCTCAGCGGCGTTGCGATCCGGCACAGAAATCTACATCTTGGGCGAGTACATTGCGCTGGATGCAAGCAAGTTTCAGGAGTCTATTAGGAACCTTATGCAGACTGATCTGTAAGGTATCTTAGGTATGCCAGACACTGATCAGGATCGGTAAACCTTTGTGTGACAGAGGGTGTGTGAAACGCCATATAGATGTGGTCCCTGCTGAACCAGCGTATGGTGTACGTCGAGATTGGGTGCTTGAGTTGGCGGCTCTGAGGCAAGAGGATAGCATGGTGCGAGACATGCTGACAGTTTGGACCGTGCCAGTGTTTCCTGTGAACGGCGATGACCTGCTGGCACTGGGTTACAAACCCGGCGGGGTCTTGGGTGATACCCTGAGGTATCTCAAAATGGTCTGGGCTGAGAGTGACTATCACATGACTCGAGAAGAGCTTCTTGCAAAACTTGGCGTTGGCAAGCCCTGTCTTTTGAGTAACAGGTCCTGTGGTTGATCAAACTTGGCGAACGATTGACTTTTCCACAATGTCACAAGCATTGCGCACAGTTTCAAAAACTCGACTCAGTGCTTGTGGCTCTACACCCGCACCAGTGCCCACATTGCTCAATAACCCAGCAGCAGTTTCCAAAACTTTTGCGCTACGTTGACAACGGCTGGCCAATTCGCTTTGCTGGCGGTCGCTCATTTCGCTCAGCTTGATCCAGCTTCTCTTGATGGGTCGAGGTTGTGAAATCAAACTGGTGGTGACCTGAGGACGGCTGGGTGCCAAGGGAGCCGATGTTTGTTCCATCTGCACCCGAGGAGCCTTGGCAACTCGCATGCTGCCACGACTGGGACTGAAATAATAGCCATCCACAATGACTTCCACACGATAAGGCTGTTCGCTCTCGTCAATGTCCAGTGCTGGGATCTTGGCGCGGAACTTGTTGTCAGCAGTCTGCTCACACACTATGCACACATCGTAACCTCGATGATTTTCCACAACAAATCTCACAGTGGCGGGGCTATCCTCGCTTATGCCTTGTATACTTACGTCAAACTCCACATCGGTTGGTCTGTGGCTATGTATCGATAGTGGTGATGTCATTTATCTGTGCCCTGGGTTGGTTAAACAGCACTTTCGTGCTTACATTTGATTCTGTTGTATTTATGATGTCGTTGAGGTTATAGGCTGGCCTTTTTGCTAATACGTTTCTATGATTACCGGCTGTAACTTGCATGGTTCTTGCACTGTTTGAGACACCACTCACGCTAACAAGCGGAGTGACGTCCTGCTGCTGCACTTCAATTGTGTTGGGTAGCTCGCCGGGAATACACACAGTGATTTCGATTGTGCGGCGACGGAAGCCTGCCAAGCTGATAACATAACCGCCCGCAACTCCACCGCCACCTCCACCAAAATTTCCTCCGCCATATTGTCCCGGGGCAGGTTGTGGTGGGGCCACAGGACGCACTGTGCCGGTGGCCTGGGCTGTTTGGGAGGCCTGGGCTGTGTTAACTGCTCCCGTGACTACCACATTGGTGGCGCGAACTGTTTCACTACCCTGCGATGTAGCAATACTGCCAGATATGGCCACAATGCCAACAGCCACAGTGTGTTCTGTTTGTTTTGTAGCAACCGATCCTGAAACAGACACTGTGCCGGTGGCTTGAGTGTGTTCATTGCCTTGGCTGGTGGCAGCAGGGCTGGACACCACAGTGCCAGTTGCCTGGACTGTTTCACTGCCCTGTGATGTGGTTGCGCTGTTGACGCCCAGTGCTGGAGCATGGGCCGATTGTCCACCCTGCGCAGTAATAAGGTCTCCGCGGTTTGCACCACCACCGTCTGCGAAGTTATCAAATACTGTGGTGCCTGGTGCACCGCCATCCAAAACAATAACCAATGGATCGCTGGGCGATCCGTCACTTAGGACAACTGGATTGGGCGATGGACTTGCTCCACCGCCGTCTATTATGGCAGATACCACATCGGGACTGGCCGCACCGCCATCGACGATGGATTTATTGAGGGGGCCACCACCATCTATTATGCCAATAGACATCAGTGACTCCCCATGTACAGAGCATCTTGATGCTGGTATGGCACTGGCTCAAGATGCTGCATGCATTAGCTACCTGGTGTGCTCTTGGCCACGGTGTGTGTGAAGCTTGTTACGCTAATGGTGCTTCCTGTGCTGATGGCAGTAGTCCCCAACACCAGGTTAAATCCCGATGTGCTGCCCACGCTGCCATCCAGCAGCGAGGTTGTGCCATCGCTTTTGTATGTGCGGAACCAACTGGCTGTGCCGGTGTTGATGGCGGTATTGGTGACCAGTGCATATGCCGTGAGTACTCCGTTGGCAGCAGCTGAAAATGCAGGATTGGCAAACCGCAGTGTCACTAACACGTTTCCGCTGGGCGCAGTGTCAGCACCTAGAGGCTGTGTGCCATCGTAAATCTCCAACCAACCGTCGTTGAAATAAACTGCTATGCTGTCGGCCTGTTCATTAACGAAAACTGTGCTGAGCTGGGTGTTATATGCCACGTTATATACTCCTTGTGTGATTATTTATGGAATGTGAGGTTGACATCAAATGTCCATGTGTTACCATTGTATGTATAGGAGATATCACATGCAATATGAATTTGCCAATGAAACAATCGCCGAACGCCGTGTCATCTTGGCCGAGTGGCTGAGTCAGGGCGTATGCACGGTGACATTCACCAAAGTGGACGGCACTGTGAGAGTCATGCCCTGCACATTGAAAGATGAGCTGTTGCCAGCTGTGGTGACCGAAAGCACTCGAAAAATCAGTCCCGATGTCATGAGGGTGTTTTTGCTGGACAAGCAAGAGTGGCGCAGTTTCCGTCTAGACAATGTCATCAGTGTGAGTCAGGAGTAGACCATGGATGTCACACAAATGGAGGAATTGATTGCACAGTTGCGGACACAGTGCCAATCAACTCAACACCACGGCGGATTTGATGGAAGCGGTTATCCAACCCTGGCGTGCCAACCAGCAGATTATGGACGTGTGGGGCAAAATGTGGGCTGGTATTTTTTCTGACAAAAAGGGTTGACAGGATGTGAATAGGCTGTTATAAATACGTTTGTAAGGGGATAGACCCCAAACATCAAATCGCCAACTAGGAGCTAGTTCATGGCACACAAATACAACATGGCAGTTTTTATCTGTCGGGCGCAACCTTTCCATTTAGGGCACCTCAGCGTTATCACAGAGGGCCTGGAACAAGCAGACCACTTGGTGGTGCTTGTGGGCAGTGCGGGCGCACCCCGCAGCCACCGCAATCCCTTCACGTTTGATGAACGCAGTGGCATGATCCTCAACAGCATTCCCAGCCACTTGCGCCACCGAGTCAAAATCAAACCACTTGAAGATGCAGCCTACAACGACACCAAGTGGGTACACGATGTGCAGACTCAGGTGATGCGGGCTGAATGGGAATTTGGCTATACCAGCATGCCCACTGTGGCACTAATTGGTCACAGCAAGGACGCCAGCAGCTATTATCTCAAGATGTTTCCGCAGTGGAACAGCATCGAAGTTGCCAACTTCCGTGAACTGGACAGCACTCGAATCCGCAATGCTTTTTTCAGCAACATCGGTCACATGTGGATCGGAGACGCTGATGGACACAAGCCCGGCGACCTGGATCGTGACGCCATTATCACAGTGTCAGTGCGTGAATTTTTGCTGGAGTTCCTGGACACCGCAGCCTACAAACTGATCCGCGACGAATATGAGTTCATCGCAAAATACCGCGCCAGTTGGGCGGTGGCGCCCTATGCGCCTACTTTTGTCACAGGGGATGCGATTGTGGTGCAGAGCGGCCATGTGCTGATTGTGCGCAGAGGTGCAGTGCCTGGCAAAGGGCTCTGGGCCATGCCGGGCGGGTTTATCAACGCCAACGAGCGTATTCGCGACGCTGTGATCCGCGAGCTGCGTGAGGAAACCGGCATCAAGGTGCCCGACAAGGTGCTGCGTGGCAGCATTGTGGCCCAAGACGTGTTTGATGACCCCAACCGTTCGGCTCGTGGGCGCACCATCACTCATGCATTCCTCTTCAAGCTGGAAGACGGCGATCTGCCGCGTGTTAAAGGCCAGGACGACGCTGACAAGGCGAAATGGGTTGCTATTGCCGATCTCAAGCGCAGCGACTTTTTCGAGGATCACCTGGATATAATAATGAACATGATTGCACGCATTTAGTTGACAGGCACCGCACCTGTGCTATAGTGCGGCTAAGGACCAACGAGCCCAGGGATAGACCCAGGCTCAGATAACGCAAAGGAGTTTTGCAAATGTTTGACAATATCTTACTTGACACAGATTCTTATAAATCGAGCCATCACCTCCAGTATCCACCGGGCACTGAATATGTCTACAGTTACATTGAAAGCCGCGGCGGCAAATTTGACCGCACCATGGTGTTTGGACTCCAGATGTGGATCAAACGCTACCTCAACACACCCATCACCCAGGCCATGGTGGATGAAGCGGCTGCATTTTGGTCAGCACATGGAGAGCCCTTTTATCGCCAAGGCTGGGATTACATTGTGCGTGAACTGGGCGGCCAGCTGCCTGTGGAAATTTGCTCCGTGCCCGAAGGCACAGTTGTCCCCACTCACAATGTGCTGCTCACCATTGTGAACACTGACCCCCAATGCTTTTGGCTCACCAGCTTCCTGGAAACTTCGCTGCTTCGTGCCATTTGGTATCCCACCACTGTGGGCACCGTGAGCTGGCATGCCAAACGCATCATCCGCGCGGCTCTGGAAAAGAGTTCCGATGATGTCGAGGGCCAGCTGCCGTTCAAATTGCATGACTTTGGCGCCCGTGGTGTGTCATCCAAGGAAAGTGCCGGCATTGGCGGTGCTGCCCACTTGGTGAACTTCCAAGGTTCAGACACTGTGACTGGTGTGCTGTATGCCAATTACTTTTACAACTGCGACATGAGTGCATTCAGCATTCCAGCAGCCGAACACAGCACAATCACCAGTTGGGGTCGCAGCCGTGAAGCCGACGCTTATGCCAACATGATCAACACGTTTGGCAAGCCAGGCGCATTGGTTGCTGTGGTGTCAGACAGTTACGACATCATGAACGCATGCCGCGAAATTTGGGGCAACAAGCTCAAGCAAGTGGTGCTGGAAAGTGGCTCCACGCTGGTTGTACGTCCCGACAGCGGTGACCCTCTTGTGGTGCCTGTGGACGTGATCGAAGCCCTGGGTGAAAAATTCGGATACACTGTGAACTCCCAAGGCTACAAGGTGCTGCCCGACTGTGTGCGGGTGATCCAGGGTGATGGAATCACAGTGGAAAGCCTGCCTAGGATCCTGGACAACCTCCTGACGCGCGGCTGGAGTGCAGACAACCTTGCGTTTGGCATGGGCGGCGGACTGCTGCAAATGGTAAATCGCGATACCCAAAAGTTTGCCATGAAGTGCAGTGCCGCATTTGTAAACGGCGAATGGATCGACGTCTACAAGGACCCTGCAAGCGACCCAGGCAAGCGCAGCAAACGCGGCCGAGTAACACTGTGGACCAACGGCGGAGAATATGAAACCGCTGTGACAGCACCCACTCGCTGGACTGACCATGGGGTGGGCGGTTGGCAGCCTGCGCTGCAAACAGTGTGGCGCAATGGCAATCTGCTGGTGGAGACCACACTGGCCGAAGTTCGCGCTCGCGCTGGCGTATAAGGTCACCGAAACCCCTGGACATTGTCCAGGGGTTTTCCATGAATATCAATAATATAGCACTTAACAGATATCAATGGGTTAGCCGATTCAGCGGCTGTCGCAGTGCTCGTGATGAATCAGCGTATGTGTGCAGCACAAGGTGCACGAGATCTTTGGTTGACAACTGGCACAGACGTGC